AAAAAAAAAAAAAAAAAAAAAAAGAAATAGAAGTCAAGTGAAAAAATGAGTGTACCTCCGGGGGGGCCCGGGGGCCCCTGGGGGTAGGTAGGTACACTCACTTTTTCAAAAGTCTTTTACGGCAACCTTATGAGGGAGGGAGGCGCAATGAAGTATAGCAGGCGGCTCGTCACTATCAAATCACTTATCAAGCGAGGGCTTGACAATTGCGTCATCTGCGACTCTCCTGTTGACATAGAGAATGCACGCATTGTGATAGATGGCCCGCGGCGCATCGAGTTTATGAGACTACGACATACTCGCTGTGTGCGGTCAAAATATCGTCCAGTACAGGGCCCGCGCGTGCTTGAGATACTCGTTGAGAAGATGATCGCCTCTCCCTTTAAGCTCTGTGGTATTTGTAAAAAGTCTTGGATAGGAAGTGAGCTCGACGATCTGCTGGTGGCACGAGGAGATGTCATACACGCAGCATGCGCGAGGGCCTAGTGCCTACCTGTCACACACATACTACATACGGGCCCCTAGGGGCAGGGGTCGCCCCTGCGGCTACCCCTACATCTTGCGCTTGACAAACTGGACGTCGTGTAGTATGCTAGGGACTATAGATCGCCCTAGTCAGGGCAGGAGGAGACGACATGAGCCTTCCCGCGGTCAAGCCTTCACCCGCTGAAACCCCGTCGCGGGGCGTTCCCCTACCGGGGGCGCCCGATGAGATAGCCTACTATCTCACTCGAGTACAGTGGCTCGAGCGTAAGCTATCTGAGTATAAATGGCGCCTTTCTATGGCATATAAAAGGGCGCCCGTCGATGACAGTATTCTGAAGCGTCCGTATCAAATTGACATCTCGGTCCCCTGCGCGGCGTGCGGTCATCGCACTCGGTGGGTCATTCCCAATGGCCCTGCAAAATGTCAACCTACTTGTCCCGCGCCTCGGGGGATGACGCTTGGTCAAAAGGCCATTCTTGATGAGCTGTTCAGTGACTCCGACGATCCCGATAATCTCGATGATGACTAGGGGAGGAACACCATGATCACCGTTGAGCTCACATCACCGGACTTCTCCCAGATTCAGCTAACAGGTCTGCGCGTGACTTACGGCGAGGATGCTCACAAGGTAGATCAAATTCAGATCGCTATTCTCTCACGCAATCGCTACATTTCCCATTATGGGTGGGTCGATGCGATTAATTTTGTGCGTTTGTGGGGTGAGGAGTAGAGCATGCCCAAACGACAGAAAGATCCTGCACGCGCGCTCGTCGGTATGCTCGAGCAGATCAAACGTTTGTCGGGCACGAGCATGGGGCTCTCAAAAGCCCACTTTCCTGGTTTCACAGGATATGTTAGAGCGCTAGATCTCATCTATCACGAAGCAAAGCGCATTCAAAATGATGTGAGCAGGTTCCAAAAGCCATGAACGATGAGTTTGACCTCATCCTCACGTGCGGGATTTGGGATGTCGATTTGCTTGTGTGCTCGACAAGCCCTCTCCGAGCCTGGTTCATGACCTTTCGCATTAGTAGTTTGTGGCGTGCCTCTAGTGGTGACTTACTTGCTTCGCGCCAAATGTGGCGTTTCTCACACAACTAAACGGGAGACCAACGTGGCCACACAGATGACCTTCCTCAAGTTCTGCAACGAGTACTTGCGCCTCCCCGATGAGGACTCGAAGCGTTTCTTCGAGAACTATAGGAAGCTCACAGAGAAGGACAAGGTCGATCTCACCGAGCGCGCGCGGATCGAGCTCGACATCGAGATCGTCGCCCCCACGGTCTAGCAATGATTGACACGCACAGCATCTGGGCTCCTGCGGGAGAGGAGTATCTCCCCTACCAGCACGCAGGTATAGCAGAGTTGTACCTACGTCCCAGCGTGCTACTAGCCGATGAAATGGGTCTTGGCAAGACAATCCAGGTAATTGGCTATCTCAACCTCACACGGCCCGCCTCTGTGTTGATAGTGTGTCCTAACAATCTCCGGCTGAACTGGATCTCCGAGATCGACAAGTGGATGGACCCTTCCCTACGGGAAAAATTCGACCTTGACCAATGCACACCCTCTCTCTACATGCCTACCAACCTAATCATATGTTCCTACGAGGGACTCACAAGGTGGGCTGGAGCCCTCGTCAAAGAGCCCTGGGATGTTCTAATAGTTGATGAAGCGCACTACATCAAGAATCGTGCGACGAAAAGAGCAAAAGCTCTCTTTCGTTTTCACGATCATCCTTGCAAGAAAATTCTGTTAACAGGCACGCCCATTTGTAACTACCCATACGAGTTGTTCCCACTCGTACACTTTCTTGATCCTCGACAATGGCCTTCTGAGGGAGCCTTCAACGGACGCTACTGTCCCTATGGTAATAAGTATGGATATCACCTAGCAGAGTTGCAAGAGTTCCTACGTCAAGGAACCCACTTCAAAACCACGAAACTTGTGGCTCATAGGCGTGTGGTCAAGACCGGGCACTCAAGCACTAACACGTATCTATGTCAGTGTGGGTATGTTCCCGAGAACGAAACACAAGGCGTTGAGCATGTCGGGACCACTGGGCACGATCTTGAGATCACACGCGCCGCGCATGAAACGCTCGTGCAGGTCATCGAGAAGGAAGTTGAAGAAATTGTTAACGAGCGTGGTGTTGGCCTAATGATTCGGCGCCTCAAGAAAGAGGTCTTAACAGAACTTCCACGCAAGCGTCGTCAGATCATTGAGCTCCCGGCAGAAGGTGAGCTTCTCGCTCTTGTCGAAAAAGAGAACGCCCTATGGAAGAAGCACGCTGATATTGAGCGTGAGCTTCGCGATCTCCTAGGTCTAACAACCGAAACCTCTGAAACTGATAATGACTTCGAGCGTGCTATCGAGAACATGCGCTTTAACCGGAAATATTTCTTTGAGGAAATTGCCATCATCCGACATGCTCTCGCACGCGCGAAGGTTCCCTACGTCAACGAGCACCTCGATGATCTCCTAGAAGCGAAGGACAAAGTCGTATGCTTTGTCCACCATAACGACGTGGGCGAGGCGATTCGAGATCGCTTTGCCGACCGCGCCGTTCTGGTCTATGGCCCAATGAACATGAGCGATCGACAGGAGGCGATCAAACGTTTCTGGTCTGATGACAAGTGCGAGCTTTTCATTGGCTCTCTAAAGGTGGCAGGACTGGGGATAAATCTCCAGAACGCAGCAAATGTGGTATTTGCAGAACTTGACTGGGTTCCTGGCGTCATCACCCAAGCCGAGGATCGATGCCACCGAATCGGCCAAGAAAAGTCCCTCCTCGTCCAACATCTTGTAGCCCAGAACAGCATGGACAGCAGCATGGCAAAGAAGATTGTCGCCAAGCAAAAGAGCATTCAAAAGGCGTTAAATCGCCAGGAGATCCCCAAATGAAAGTGTACCAGATGACGGATGGTCTCGTGCACGCGGCGTGCCTTGCACCCGGCGAAGTGAAAGGCGTAGAGATGCTCGTGAGCGACCTCGAGCCCGAAGAGGTCTGCGAGCGCTGTTCGGAATCCCTCCTGCTGGAGCCCGAGGAGGTCGAGCTTGACGAGGAGGATCTAGTCTGAATGAGACTTTGTGCTCTTTCTCTCGCGCACACTGAGAGCGCTCAAGGTGATCGTCGAGTGAGCGCCCGGCTCGAGTTTCATTGGGGCGACGAAGTTACCGCACCGGGCCTCCTCCACTTTGACGAGGATGAGTGGTCATTGCTCCTAGCACTCCTAGTGCTAGGAGCACGCGCCGCATGTGTCGACATGGAGATTGTGCAATATGAGCACTCTCATATTTCCACGTGATCGGCCAAACGATGCAACATACGCGGGGATTGCAGCTCAACTCGAAGTCGGGCTTATCCGAATCGTGCAGGAGCGCCGCTTTGGCAAAGACAGACGCGTCGTGATCGGTGCGCGACAGCATGGCCAACGTAGTGAGCAGCGGCGGAAATCTTACGCTTGGACATTTCCCATTAAGGTTGCGTTGTGAGCCCCCTAGGTTGGCTTGTCGCGTTCATTCTTGGTGCAGCCTGTGGTGTAAGTCTCTGGGTAAATGGCACGATTGTGGGAGAAAACACAACCTTGAAGCAAATAGTCAAGATGAATCACGACGAGTGGGTTGTGTGCCAAGCGAAGGTCGTCAGATTGGAAATAAAGAAGGGGGGTAGGAAGTGACAAATACAATTAGTTTTGTTGCTCTACGGGCGCTTATGAAAGCTGTTGAGACCACATTGCCTCGAGCGCCTCGTCCAGGCGCTCCAGGCGGTAGAGACCGTGGCGGATCTCTCTGGCGTCGGTTTCGATCCGCTCTGCGGGCTGCCCGGTGTGCGTGGCGAGCAGCGCGATGAGCGCTCGATACCGGCACCAGAGGTCGAAGTACGCGAGGAAGAGCGGGTCGCGCAGCGCGGGTTGGGGCATCGGCTGGTCCCTCCTTGGGGCGCCCATCATGGCCCGGCGCGGAGCGCGAGGGAAAGCCCCCCTCCGCGATGCCCTCCTGGCCGCCGCGCCGGCGCTGGGGGCGATCCTCGCGTGGGGCGTCGTGCTGGCGCTCCTGGCGGCGTGATGGCGACGTTCTCCGAGCAGGTCGACGGCTTCCGCCGCGCGGTGCTGGCCCACACCCTCGCCAGCACGGGCGGCAACGTCTCCCAGGCCGCTCGGGCGCTCGGACTCCAGCGGACCTCCGTCTGGCGGTTGATCCGCAAGTATCGGCTCTCCGAGTTACGCCGTGGCCCGCATGCACCGAACACGCGAGGAGGCTGACCATGGACACCACCGTCTACCGACTGTTCGACCCATGCCGGACTGACGATCACGACGATCACGACGACTGTGCCGCCGATGTGTGGGTGGACTACAACGACGGCCGGCTCGGCGGGCATCACGTCGTGTGCGGGTGCGACTGCCATGTGCCCGACTCCACGGATCGGCTCTACGCCGCGCAGTACGCCTACGCCTGCGGCTATCACGACTGAGAGGCTGACCATTGAACGCCGAGCAGGCGAGATTGCACGGCCCATTCTACCGCGTGCGGATCTCCCTCGTCCCCCTGCGTGACAAGCGCGGTCGGCCGATTGTCAAAGGGAGGAAGCGCGATGCCTAACCCTGCGCTCCACGCCCGGCTGGTTACGATAGCCAAGATCGCGGTTATGAAGAAGTTTCATTCTAGTCTCCTGGATGACGAGGCGGAGGGCATCGCCGACGCCCTCCTCGCCAGTGAGGAGTGGGAGGCGAGGGAGGCGGTGGTTAAGGCGGCAACACGAGAACACGAGCATTGCGATGGAGTCGGCGTGGATCTTGACGAAGAGGACTCTGCGCCGTGTGCGATGTGTCATTATCTCGCCCGCCTCGCGGCGGTGAGGGGGACGACATGATCGGCAAGCTCACGATCACGATTACGAAGACGGCTGACGGGCGCTACGATTATGTCCAGGTTGCCTCGCCAGCGGCGATGCCAGTGAACATCGTCCTCATCGCGGACCTGATCGTCGTCGAGGATCATCGGCCGGCTGCCAAGAAGAGGAAGCCATGACCGACCGAGCGGACGAACTGGCGCGGGAATTGACAAAGCAGTTGTGTTACGCGGAAACCCCTCTCACTCCTACAGGCACCTATGATCTGCTTGCTACCGCCCTCCGCGCCTACGCCGAGGAGGCAAGGCGGGAGGAGCGGGAGGCGTGCTGCGAGGACGTTTGTACCAGGTGCGCGAACGGGAGTACGCCCGAGCACCAGTCCGACCCGCGTCCGATGTGGTGGCACGAGGCGTCGAGATGTTCAGCCGCCGCCATCCGGGCGAGAGGAGGGAAGCATGCCTGATCGGGCGGGAACGATGACCCCGTCGACTGACTCCCTCGAAGCCGCGCTGCTGGCGGTGCCGCTACGCTGTACCGTCTGTAGATTCCGCGCACCTGATGGCGCCTTCGCGCACGAGCACACATCATTCGAGCGGTGCCCCGATGAACTCGTCGCCGCCGCGCGGAAGTGGATGCAGACGATCATGCACTCACCCAGTCCAAAGCATATGCCTATAGTTTTCAATAAAGATGACAAGTGGTACGAAGCTAGAGTCAAAGCGGGAGGTAACACAAGTGTCTGACAAATCGCTCACAGAAATGACCGATGAAGAGATCATCGCCGAGATTCGCGCTCTGCGAGAACGCCGCGCTCAGGCTCAGACTCGGCGCACAAATCTCGCGAAGAAACCGGGCGAGCCGTCACAAAGTGTCAGGCAGAAAGCCATTCTTGACGACTTATTTGCTGATGACGAGGAGGAGAAAGAGACATGACAGGGGTAGTAGGAATAGCACCCGACAATGTGATTTTCGTGGATCACTCAACACTCTCAACGTTCGCAACCTGTCGTGAGAAGGGCAGATTGGCATATGTCGAGCATCTACAACCACGTGATGGCTCGCCTCCCCTTGTCTTTGGAAGTGCCTTCCACGCTGCGGTTGCTGCATTTTACAATGCGTGCGCTCAACACATTCCCACTGAGGAAGCGCGAAACGCCGCACGAAAAGCCTTTCTCAAGGAAGTTCGCGAGGAAGGCCCGGACGTTCTTCCTCTGTCAGCTGATAGTGAAGAGAAGCGATCCGTAGAGCGCGGCCTCTATCTCATCGACGCCTATATTGATAAATGGGCGTCAACCGACATTAATTGGGAGGATGTTATACGCCCCGACACCAACGAACCCTATATTGAGATAGGTTTCGCTATCTATTTCATGGAGTGGCAAGGTCACCCAATTGTCTACGCAGGCAAGATTGACCGTATCCGCCGCAACCGTGTAGACAACCAACTCTATGGATGGGAAACGAAAACCACAGGTTCTAACGTGAGTCACTACACGCAACAGATTCGTCCAAATCACCAACTTACGGGTTACAAATGGGCCTGTCACGAATTGTTAAATCTTGATGTCGCTGGCATGATTCTCGACGTCATCCACGTTTCTGATCGCAAGATCGGCGGAAAGTTTCCCAATGGCATCGATCCTGAGAAAGACTTTGGAAGGATCGAGGCGCGACGTTCGTCTCTAGACATTGCCGAGTTTCTCTACGATCTCAAGCTCGCCACCGTCGAATTTCTTGACCTTCACGTCTCTGGTTTACGGAGGTGGCATCGTAACGCACCGGCAGCGTGCTACATGTATGGAGGATGTCACTTCCGTGATATCTGTGCGTCAAACCTCAATCCAACAATTCTACAATCAAAATACGAGGTGAAGCCGTGGGCACCTATCCAGGGTCTTACGAGATTCCGTCCTATCAAATAACCCTTCACTACTATAGGAGAGCACGATGTCAAGCATCGCACTCATGGGTCCACCCGGTGCCGGTAAGTCCACAATGGCTTGCCTCACAGCTCCCCCGCCAGTCCACGTCATTGACGTGGATCGCAAGGTTCGTAACATGGCTACCCTACGGAAAGTCATTGAGACCGGCGCGCTTACGTATCGCGAGGTTGGTGAGACGATCAGTGAGGATTCTCTTGCGAAACGACTCGAAGCACTCGTCAAAGATGAAAAAAGCACGCGCCCGCCACGGGGTTGGTCGAACTTTGCCAACTACTGCGGACAACTCGAGACAGACGAGCAAGCTCGCAAGGCCCGCACACTTGTCGTAGACAGTTACACACAACTCGCGTTGCATATGCGAGCCCACATCCAACATCTGCGAAGCAAAAGCAAATTTGCGTGGGATGATTGGTCCACATGGAAGGCTATGTGGACTGAGGTCACGACAATCCTCGTTGACTACGCTCTCGCGAATGATAAACATCTTATTGTCATTCTCCATGAGCGTGTGAGTGAGAAACCCGGATCTCAAACAGGTAAGGTTATTGTCAGTACAGGAGGGAAGGGTGAGAAAACGCGTGAGTACATCGGTACAATGGACGTCCGCATTGCAGGTAGTATTGAGGGAGCTTTCGGCCTTGAATTTGGATCATACTTTACCGATGTCTATGGGCTACGTGTTGAGGCTGAGCGAGACAAGGCGCCGCGGTGGGTCTGTCGAGTCCACCCTGACAATCAACGTGACCTTCGCTGCTCCTTTGACACACGCGGCGTCCTAGAGTTTGAGCCCGACTTTAGGAAAATTTGGGGGGCCGCGGAATGGAGGTGAACTATCAACGTCGTTTGATCAATTGGATCGAAACCGGAAACCCTAACCGAGGAGTAACACAAATGCCTAAGATCCCTGTCTCCATGGATTCGCTTCCCACCGAACTCCCACCTCTTGACGAAGGTATTGTCTATACAGGCATCTGCCGTTCGTGCAAACTCGCGGACGAACGAGACAAGAACGGTAATCTGTATCTAACAAACATTCGCATCGAGATCCTAGAGCCGGGTGTCTTTCAAGGGCGCGCGGCGTTCGTCAACTACATGATGATTCCCTCGGCGGGTCTGATCCCCAACAGCGAACTCGAGCTTCAGTTTGCTCGCTTCGTCAAGGCATTTCGCGTGCCGGTTGACGATGAGGGCTTCGATCCCAATGATGCGCTCGGCTGCGAGGGACAGTTCACCGTTCAGACAGAGGAGTACCAGGGGCGCAAGTCCTCTCGCGTGAAGGACTGGCTCATCTAGAGAGACGCATACAGCAAAAGGGGCGACAAATAACCTCTACTTAAGAGGACAAATCGTCCGCCTATTTTTGGGGTAGGAAAGCGTCGTGTGACGCGTGCGTCTCTCACAATGTGTGGCGCGGGAGAGGACAGATCGCCGTCAGGACTTATGGAATCTCCCTTGAGATTGCCTCGGTCGACTGGCCGCTTTCCAAAGAACCGCTCCCGCGCCACACTTCCTTCACCCGCTGAAAGGAGTGACCTTTGGAGATCCTTTTGTCGGAAATCAAATTCGACGATACAACTCGCGTCCGCACAGACCTGGGCGAGGAGTCTCTTCTCGAGCTGATCGAGTCGTTCAAAAACGTTGGTCAAATCACACCGATCGTTGTTGACCGCACACACAGATTGATTGCTGGTCGGCGTCGCCTAGAGGCAGCACGCCGCCTTTCCTGGTCTGCCATTCGGGCAGAGTATTTTGAAGACCTCGATCCCCTCACACAGAAGATCGTAGAATTTGACGAGAACTCCAAGCGTTTACAATTAACTTGGCAGGAGGCCGCCCGTGCCATCAAAGAGATCCACGAGCTTAAGAAAGCAACGGAAGGGAACTGGAGTGCTTCTGACACAGCCCGAACCCTCGGCATCAGCATTGGGAAAGTGTCGGAAGACCTCCTTCTTGCATCTGCGTTGGACAACACGAGAGTTGTCGATCGACCCTCGCGCCGTGGAGCACTCACGACCGTCAAGCGCGAAAGGGAGCTTATCCTCGTAAGAGAGCTCGCTCGCCGTCGCGCTGTTGATCTTGGCGTAACCTCGGATCATTTAGTAGCCACAACCGGGGGGGTAATCTACAACGCGAGTTGTTTAGACATCTTGCGGGAGATGTCCGAAAACTCTGTCGACCTCGTCGTCACAGATCCACCTTGGGGCATCAATTTCGACAAAGCCTCACAGTGGACGACTCACTGGATTGGTAGTTATGACGATAGGGAAGAGACTGTTCGTGCCACGCTGACGTGTGCGTTCCCACTCCTCTATCGCGTATTGAAACCTACTTGTCATCTCTACACGTTTTTTCCAATACAAGAGGCACAGTGGTGGGTTTCACTCATGACCGAGGCGGGCTTTATAGTACGACAGCGCCCACTCATCTGGTTTAAGACGGGGCAGATAGGGATCACTGACACCTACTCATCTTTTCTCCCCGTGTACGAAAGTATTCTGTGGGCCTTCAAACCTGGCGCTAATGACATTCGTCGACTCTTTTCTCGCGCTGTGCCAGAAGCACAAGGTTGGCCACGTGAACCTACAATCTGGCACGAAAACTCAAAGCCAACAGAGATGCTCGGAAAATGGATAGAGAGCTCAAGCGAGGTAAATGAGATCGTTCTAGACCCTTTCAGTGGTGGAGGAAGCACGCTCGCCGCAGCTTTCGGTCTTGGTCGCTACTACATCGGATGTGAGCAAGACGCTGTACACTATACAAAGAGCTTGGAAAGGTTACGAAGTCTCGAGGAACGGAAAGATGAGGAAGTTGAAGAAGACTAACGCATGTATGTGGTGTGGCCAACTAGCGTACGCTACGTGTTGCTCTAAGAGTTGCGCGCAACGTTTGCGCCAGCACCAAGAATCAATGCGGCGCCGCGTACGCCACACAAAACGCATGGAGAATAGATGACAACGCAAGTCCGACCTTCTGGTCCTCTAAATGCGAAGATCGCATTTGTCGGAATGGCCCCTGCAAGCGAAGAGATACGAACGGGCGTCCCATTTACAGGATCTGCTGGACGCATCCTTGACAAAGCTCTCTCACAGATAGGTGTCTCACGAAAGGATGTTTATGTCACCAACATACACGACTCGTTTCTGGCACCTGGGACGTCTCTTTTTAGTTTACCGCAAGGGACTCTTACGACCTCGCTCGCGCGCCTTCGAGCTGAGTTGGAGAAGGTCAGGCCAAATGTCGTCGTCCCCCTGGGAGACGAGCCTCTCTATTTCCTGTGTAACCTTCGTGGTATTCAAAAATGGCGTGGCAGTATCTTATCATCCACGCTCATCCCAGGGCTGAAATGTGTGCCAACGGTACATCCTGCATGGATAGTTCGAGGAATGTGGAAGTGGGAACCTGTCTTTACACATATCGATTTGGCGCGCGCCGTTGCCGAGGCAGCTTCACCAGAGATTAACCTTCCTACTCGCAATGCTATCACAGGACCCTCTCTTAACACCGTGCTTGATTACATACAGGAGTGCCACAAACATGATATCTTATCAGTTGACATTGAGGTGCAGGGCTACACAGAGAGTGGCGCAGGTGAAATTGCTTGTGTCGGAATTGGATATACTCCTAACGAAGCACTCTGCATCCCGTTTGTCAGGTCTGGCGGAGGCCCTTATTGGGGCGTGCCCGAAGAGTCTCGCATTTGGCGAGAACTTGCTCGACTTCTGCAGAAACCCGGCCTTAGAAAAGTTGGTCAAAACCTCTCTTTTGAGTGGATTTACTTCTGGCTCCATCGAATTTACCCTGCCCGTATGTGGATCGACACAATGCTCCTGCACCATACTTTGTATCCTGATTTCGGCGGAACAGAGGATGTTTGGGGACGAAAGTCCCGAAAAGATGAACCCGGTCATTCCCTTGCCTTCATAAACTCACAGTACACAAAAACTCCATACTACAAAGATGATGGGCGTCGATGGTCTCCCCACCTTGGCGATCATGCTTTTTGGCGATACAACTGTATGGATGTCATGGTCACTCTTGAGTGTGCCTTCAAACTACAGGAAGAAGCACAAGCCGAAGGCTTGTGGGACTTTTATTGCGAATTTCACCAACGCCCGTTCATTCATTCTGCAAGAATGGAGTGGTTCGGCGTAGCGATCAATCTCGAGAAACGCGAACTTGCGCGTGTCGAACTCACAGCGCGCGCCGCGGAGTTGCAAGACCGCATTGACCAAAAGCTCGGTTATTCTCTAAATGTAAACAGTCCAAAGCAAATGACCACGCTTCTCTACAAAAATAAGGGCCTCAAGGTCCGTGTGAACAGAAAGACAAAACGCCCCACCGCCGATAAGGAAACGCTGCGTGTGTTTGCCGAGCAGACGCGAGACGAGGTCTTATTGTGGATACAAGAGCTAAGACAAACACTTGATCTTAAAGGAGACATTGTGGACCAAAAGCTTGGCCCAGACAATCGAATGCACACGCACTATAAACAGGGTGGTACAGATTCCAATCGGTGGAGTAGCACACGCTCAATTCTCGGGACAGGTACGAATCTCCAGAATGTTCCACGTGATGGAATCGCACGTCACTTGTTTATTCCAGCATGACACGCTCTCAAATCTTCCCTTCGATTTTGATTGTTCTGGATCTTTGCGCGGCGTTTGTGTATGGCCTAGATGGTAACTGGCGTTTGTCAATCTATTGGCTCGCAGCAGCAGTTCTCACAGTCTGCGTGACCTTTTAGGAAGAGAAACATGAAAATGGTCTTTCTCTTCGCCGACTACTCACAGGCTGAGGCTCGCGTCGTCGCCTGGGCAGGACCAATCCCCCCCATGAGAACATGGTTTCGCACAGGTGAAGATATTCACTTAAATGTTGCCAAACTCATAGGTCGTGCTGTGTACGAGCACAAACTTCAGATGCCTCATGGCCTCTGGAGTAAACCCTGGGAGGATTTAGTGAAGAAAGACCCAGAACGGCAGGTCGCTAAGAATACTGTGCATGGTAACAACTATGATATGGGTCCCCAGAAATTCGGTTACATAACTGGGCTTCCATTCAAGCACGCGCGTCTCGTACAGGATATTTACCACCAACTCTTTCCAGAGATCCGCGGTAACTATCACCGATGGATTAAAGAGTCTCTCAAGCAAAATCGGACACTCCAGAACCCCTGGGATTGGAAACGCACCTTCTACGATATTTATGGCCCGGAGCTCGAGCGTGCTGCCTATGCGTGGTATCCACAATCGACAATCGGCCTACTAACAATTCGTACTCTTGTTAGGTGTTGTGAGGTCTTCAAGAAAGAACTTCCAGAAAGTCTCTTGTTAACACCCACAAATATTCGGCGGATGGGTATGGACGTCCAATTACAATTACACGATAATATTGGCGTGTCTCTCCCAGACGATTCAACACTCATCAGGGATGCGGCGCGACGTATTAAAGAGATCGGCGAGTATCCATTGATGATAAAGGGAGAAGAACTTGTCATCCCAATGGACTTCAAGGTTGGCCCCTCTTGGGGTGACCAAAAAGATTACTATGTGGACTAGACTCTATGAGAAAGCTTGATAATTGGATTGACGCGTATCTTGAGTATACACAGAAACAAGAGAGTCCAGAAAAGCTGCATTTTTGGGTGGCCGTCTCACTCATAAGCGCCGCAATCAAGAGACAGGTGTGGATGGATCGAGGTTACTATAAGCTCTATCCAAACACTTTTGTACTGATTGTGGCGGAGAGCGCCCGTGTTCGAAAGTCTGTAGCTATAGACATCGGAATGACCCTTGTACGCGCCGCGGTTCCGGATCTTTATTACATCACAGGCACACTCACACCTGAGGGCCTTGTGAAACATATGAACAGAGTAAAGGTCAACACGAATGAAGTGGGCAAAGCGCGCGTGCAATATGACAGTCATGTTCTCATACACGCTGACGAATTGGCAGAGTTGTTCGGGTATGATCGACAGCGTGCCTCCAAATTGACAATTCTACTTACTAAGATTTACGGCTCGCAAAGAGAGCACATGCACACACTCGCCTCGGAGGGGCAAATACTATTAAGAAATCTATATCCAACACTACTCGCAGCAACCGATCCCCGGAATTTGAAGGTTCTACCAGAGGAGGCCGTTGCGGGCCTCATTGGAAGACTAATTTTCGTAACCGCCAGAGACAGACGCCATGTAGTAGCGTGGCCACAACCAGGAGAACATGAGCAGGAACTCTACGAGACGCTCGTAGAAGATTTATTTGAAATTAGCCAACTTCGAGGTGAGATTGTACCAACAGCAGACGCACGTGCGTTTTTCAAGGATTGGTACGTTGGCCGCGCAGACACAAAGATCGAAGACCCGCGTATCGACGCTTTCAATGAACGATGCCATGACACTACTCTAAAGTTAGCCACAATTTTCGCACTTGCCGCAGGCGACACGCTTATCGTAACGCTTGACCAAATGAAGCGTGGGATCGAATACGTCGAGCGACAAATACCAGAATTCTCCCATGTCATGAATTGGGCGGCTTCCTCTACTTACGCCCAGAACAGAGCCAAGTTTATTGACATGTTAAGACGTCAGGGAGGCGTAGGTATGCGTCGCCAGGCTCTGAAGATGATGGTGCTACCGCTGGAAGAGATCCTCGTGCTCGAGAACTCTCTCGAGCACGAAGGAACGATCACGACGCGAGTTACGGGAAATAACGTCTTCTACAAATTATCGAAAGATGAGCTCCTCAAAGAATAATTACTTTGGGGGAGCGTTTTGGATCACCACTTTACACTGATCATCTACCGTAACCGTGCCAGCGATCATTACGCTCTTATCTACGCCAACGTGGACAACAATGCCCCTACCATACGGAGTGTTCATTGTCGCACACGTCGCTGCAATGCTCTTGTCTTTCACCCACTCTTTGATTTGTTCAGCTGACATCTTCGAAGGGTCTATGGGTAGTGAAACACAACCTGAAAGAATGCTACTTGTTAGGAGAATTATTAGAAGACGCATTGGTTCCTCCTGTGTCGGTAGCACGACGTACCTCGGAACGTGAGCCAAACCAGAAAGCCATCACCATGCCTACGACAGTGGTGAAGTTCCCACCATCGATAAGGCCCCGAAAGAAGCCTATCGAGAAAGCTACAGCAAAAATCAGTGTGACCGCGGCGCGTGTGAATGCTGGAACGGTTATCTCTACTACACTGATTGGCAACATGTTCACCCCCCATATAACCATACAACATTTTGCATCTTCGTTGGTGAGATGTCCAAATGTACAAACGTCTTACCAACGCCCATTCGGTGAAAACCAGCACGCGGCGCGTATTTGATCATACGCCAACGTTCCCCACTTGTGCCGCAAGCGACATCTACTGCCTCACCTGCAAGATGCTCGCTGTCCTTAATACCCCCTTCGTGGTCATTCCAAAACGCACACCGTAAACCCGACGTTATGATGAGCGGTACTTTCAACAAGTCACGAAGAATATCTAGTCTGTCGAGTAGTTCAAGATGGACCACTGTCATAGCGTCACATTCAACGCGCTTACACTTACATGTGAACTCTTCAGATTTAAAATATCTGCTCATGGGGCGGCCCCAGGAGAAAGTTGTCGTTCAAGACGTTGCCGCGTAGTACCCTTCGGCGGCAACTTCTCGATCACGCTCTTGATTCTCTTCCTTCTATGTTCAGTCTTAAGGACCTCACTCTCCATTTCTAGTCGTGCTTCAGCTCGTTGTCTAAACTGTGCCCAACGCGCCTGGATCATTTCTTGTTTCGTCACATCACTTTGCCGTTTGTAAATATCACTTTTGACAAGTGCATTCAAAGAATCCGTCAACTTGCCATGAGCATCCTTCACAATTTGGGTCATCAAAACCTCAAGACGATCCAAATCTGGTGCTCCGAGGCGCACGCCCGGCGCCGTTGGTCTTTCAGATATCCCGATGTTCGCAGGTTGTGGCCTACCAAGCCATTCATCTAGGGGCTCCAACCCCGCACCGTTCAAACGAAGAATTTCTGCTGCCCACGGATCGGGTTGCTCGGGTTTTGTGGTGAACGGGTTGAATGGCCACACATCATTAAGAAGTGGCGTGCCGGTGAACATATTCCGCCGTGTCTTAATTGTGCTCTCTGGCCCCGTACCAAAACCCATCTTATATGAGTCAATGAGAGCCCGGAACTCGCGAAAAATCGCGGCGCTCGGGCTTTTGTCTTCGTCAAATTCCTTTGTGAGAAGCACTTTCTTCTGTTCGCCCTCAGCACTTGTCAGTTCCTTAACCGCCGCGGGCATAAACACCGTAAGACGTCGTCGGATGAATTCCAGAGATTTCTCATACTGAGAGTCCGTACGCCCTTCCTTCGCTACACTAGCAAACTCACTTACGGCTTGCATGAATTGTGTAATGTTGATGTTGTTGCTAATGGCGAGAGACCCTGCTGTCAACAAACGCTCGGCGTCATACTCAGGCAGTTGCCCAAGAAGATAAGCAAGGTCGGTGCCTGTTGAGATCCATTGTGTTAGGGGCTCCATACCTTTGTAAGAACGCCACTTCTCCATCAAGGGGTCCCAGAAAGATTGCGGTGGACGTCCAGTCTGTTCAAGTACAAGGCGCTCGGGGTGTTCATCAGGCATGCTACCAGTGGCGAGTCCCTGCATCGCGAGCCACACAAAACTACCAATTACCATTGTGCCTGTAGCAAGGCGCGCTTCGGCTACCGCACGTGTTGTTCCACCAGCGGCCCAGTCTCGTCTGAGCGTTGCTGAGAGTAGATTCAATCCAGGGGTGTATGATGCGCCAATGTCCATGAGACGCACAGGTGTGCGGACAAATGGAAGTACAAACAAGCGATAACCCAGATTTAGCCACGGGTCTGTGGGCCCCGCCTGGAGAGCGGCAAGAATCCCACTTTCAAGCTGACGCGTAAATGTCATGTTATCTCTATGTTCTCTGATACGCACACGTGCTTCTGGCGGGAGTTGGCTATAGTCACGAACAAGATTAGCTACGCGATTCCAGTAAGGCTCACCTGTGAATCCCTCAGCACGTGCTTGTTGCATTGACTCCCACTGAATTGCCATACGACTATGTACGGCTTTCGCCATGCCATCTGTACGCATCATGATCTCGGGAGCAAGACCATAGGCTTTGTGAAGGAAGTCAAAACCTTTCGAGAGTGCTGGTACGGCACTCGTGATATCAGCAAGAGCCTCGAAGCCACGGGGCATAATCTCAATATGCGTCGAGCCCATTTGCGTTGCCTGTTCGCCAAGGGCAGTCCACTTATTCAACAAACGAATTTGCTCAAGTATGCCTTCCGCCATTGCCGCTACGCCCATCGGACCCTCAGACAGCATTGGTCGGTTTGGGTTCCAGAATCCCAGAGAGGCAAGACTCCTATCAAGAACTGAGACGGGCAACATAACAGCATTGCCCACAGCATTTTTCACAAGGGCCTTGCCAAAGAGCATACTACCATACATCGTCTCTGTAAGGGCTTCTCCCGAGGCGAAATAGAGACGCGTTGCAAGCCCCACCTCCTCGATACTCTTAGAAGCGAGCAGCATCTCGGCAATGTCCTTCTCACTCGTGGTAGGGTCCCATTCTTTTGCGAGCTTTTTGATTCGTGCGGTCGCTGCGTGCACACGCTCAAGACCACGACCAGATATGGCACCCATCCTACGACTCACGTGAGTCAGGTTATCGTGTAACGTTTGTGCAAGTGCGAGTGTTTCACGAAGCGTGCCTTCAGGAATCGTTTCGTCCGCCCTAAGACGCTCACTTAGATCACGGACTCGCTCCCACAAACCCATTTCGATTTGCTTGCCACCTTTAAGCTCTGCTGCTGTAAGTACGTCAGTTTCCTCAAGAGTGAGAATTTTATCGACAAGCGCCCGCTCCCCTGTGCCCTCGATGAGAGCTCGTGTCGCAACTGTTGCATCACGCGGCGCGCTCGGTACTTTCGGATTTTGTGTGTCGAGCAAAGGTGCGATCTTTGGGTCCTGCCTAAAGGCAGTGACAAGGCGCTGCGCGATCTTTTTCGAGGCCGCACCAAGGAAGAGACCCCCCAGTGCAAACGCTACCCGTTCCTCAGGCGTATCGCCCTGAGTACCGCCAATAGCGGCACCGACAGACATGCGAGCGAGCATTCCAAGGTCAACACGACCAACCTCGCCTCCCTCTCCCTTAGCGGTTTCAATTGTCTCTTTCCCCACTTTTGCAAGTCTTTCGAGCACACTCTCTCTTTGCGTTTTGTATCGTTTTCCCTTCTTTATGGGTACTTCCGGGACCGCCTCTTTCGGCTCTATCTTTGGCATTTCGACACGCGGTGCCTCGAACTTCGCATCTTTTTCTAACGTGCGTGTTGCTTCATTTACAACTTTTCGATATTCGAAAGCCATCTTCGCGGCTGTTGGAAGATCAACACCAAAGATATCTGCAATCGCGCCCCAACCGGGATCAGTCTCTATCCCCTTCGCTTTCATACGTTCGCGCCCGGGAGCCTGATAGAGATTTGCGTGAGCTTCGTCAGGGAAAAGAATCTCTACAGGACCGTGAGGGCCACGATTGACTTTGAGCGTTCGTTGGATTACAGAGAGCTCCTGCTCGAAAGGTTTTGGTACTTCAACTGGTGCCTCGACAGGTGCTTCACGCGCCTTAATAGGCTCAACAATCTCAATAGGCCCTGTCGCACCAAGCTCGCCGGGCTTGACGACTTCTGTTGGCCTCGGCTCTTCACGGAGCCATTTCGCACCCTCCAGAGCTTGTGCCGCCTCTTCTTTGAGGATCTCTTCTGCACGACGCATTGCTAGGTCAATCGCATCACGAAGTTGCATAAGATATGAGGCGCGTTCCTCACCAACAATGGCGGCACTCTTGAGCGGCCCCTCAGGAGGCTTTATGGGGGCCGCAGCGCCCCCCTGCGGAGTTTTCCCGACCTCGGTAGGGTGTAACTCCTCGGCAATGCGTCCAAGGCGTTCTGCCATTGCTTCTGCCGAGATGGTCTGTTGTGTGGTCGGTACAACTCTCATTGACTCTGTTGCACCTTGAACCTTTAGCGGTTCGGGTAGTGGCGGTTCTGCCGCACTACGACGACCCCGCATAGTTTTTGTAACCAACCCTGGAGCCGCAAACATTACGGCTATCTCAAACAACTCGCCGTAGGTCATGGGCTCGTACAATTGTCGGACTATTTCTTCGCGCGCCGCATTTTCTTCGGGTGCCAGGTCCACAGGATTGGAAAAGAGTAGTTTTCGCATTTGTGGATCTAACCCGAAACTCGGCGCGCCAAGAGCTGTCCGCGCACCAACAGCGACCTCACTAGGCAGGGCAACAGCTTTTTCAAGTCCGGGAGTGTATCGTTCCATTGCACGTTTCGCGGCTGCGCCGATACCCATTGGGAGGGCCATCATCAAAGTAAGACCACCGAGCATTACCTCACCAGCGCCCGAAAGTGATTCAGTACCTGATCGTACAGGATCGGTCGTACTTTGGGCGACACGCATAAGGCCCTGCGTGAAATGCTTAAAAGCCGCACCGCCCAACTCCCCAGCTGTCTTCACGCCAGTACTAATGACACCCGGCTTCTCAGTCAGGGCTTCACCCGCTGAAGGTTTTGTCGGTAACGCTTCTGTGACAGGATACGGATCTGGCGTATTCAGAAAATCGTCTATCTCTTTTTTCTGAACAACCCGAAGCCATGTGCGGTATTCTAGCTCACCCATTATTGCCCCCTACCCTTGGTCTCAGGCGATTTCTTCCCCTCAACAGCATTACGAATAGTCATCAAACGGGTTCGCTCATCACGTATTTTATAGAGTTCTCGGAGCATAAGCGCCTTACGCTCGTATTCGGTGGGACTCATCGTACTTTGAGCGGCCTTCAAACTTGCAATATCTTTGATTGGGCCAAGCAACTCCTCGCGCATACGCACACGAGACTCAGCACGCGTCTCTACTTGTACAATGTACTTCGGCAGCAACTCTCGTTCCAGAGCCACCGCGTCCTCTGCACCCCCATAGGAACGTTCACGAGAGATGAATTCTTGTCGATATTGCACCAGAGCCTCTGATGCGATCGAGTCAAGATCGAGAATGCCCACCGTCTTGAACGCGATATTTGCGTTCTCGAGAACAGCGCCGCTTCGTGCGCGAACAAGTTCACGCTCCCGTGTGGCCTGTTCGTTTTCCTCGGTGCGACGCTCTGTTCGAGCTTGGTCAATTTTTGCTCGAAGATACGGTGCGTGCGTACCATAGAAATCATAACCAACCAAGCCCCGCGCGAACAACGAGGTCAAACGATCCAAGGCTTTTCGTGGGTCTTCTCGTGGGTCTGTCACGTATGGTAGAAAACGTGCCTCGACATTAGGATCGCCACCCTTGATGCCTAAAGTCTGATTTCTCAGAGCCACCCCGTATGCCGCAAGCTTCTCACCCGTAAAGGCATAACGATATTCCTCGATCCATTCCTGTGTGAGTGTACGTTTGGCAATGTGAGCCTCAGTCTCACGCTCGATGCTCTCCACCCACACTTTAGTTGCTTTATCAAGCTCCGCTTGAGCCTTAACAAGACGTGCATCACGTTCACGCGCCGTACGGTCCATAATTGCTGCGCGTTTTACCGGATCAACTGCGGTAAATGCACCTTGTGCGTCAAGCTCAAAGAGTTTATCAGGATTAGTAGTCCTGAGAACTTCCATTTGGTCTAGTGCACTTTTCTCCCGATAACGTTCACGCTCTTTTTGGGCCTCTACTGGATCAAGAATGCCATCTTTCTCGGCAGTATCCACCAACCCTTTGTACATCTTGTCCCATTCTTCGCGTTCTTCAGGCGACTCTTCAAGCGCCGCGGCGCGACTGATCGCGTCACGAGACTCATAAAGTGCCGCCATTTGTTTCTTGATCATGTGCTCAAGGCCCCCGGCATGAACTTTGTAGATTGTAGTCGGGAGATTCCTTGAAATGTGTTGACGAACAGCAGCCGAGACCTCTGTGTTTTTGGCTTGTGTTAACAACGTACTCTCAAAGTTCTTGATCTTTTTCGAGAATTCCTTGCTCCACTCGAGGGGGTCTTCGACAGAGGTCCGAACCTCTGCCGAAAACTCTTGGACCCTCCCCTCATACTGACCAATAAGGTCAGCCGTATCGAGTTTGTTTTGTAGATCTCGAAGTCGTTGTCCGATCTGAGTTAACTGTTCACCAAAACGGCCAAAGCGCACACCCACCTGAGCCGCACCAGAATAATCTGGAACAGGCACGCGTTGAGGTAGACGTAGAACACCCGCAGGGCGTTCGGTGGAGATCGTCGGCACTTGCGGCATTGTTATGTCCCTGGCCACATTGTTAGAGATTTTGGCTTCTTATACTGAGCCCAACCAGACAGAATTGAGCCCCCCATCTCGGCAAGACCACCAGTAAGGGCCAGATTCTTTTGGCCACCCGCGTAGCTTGCGCTCAGTCGAGCCAAACGTGCCTCATGTAGTTTGCCCGTAGCACCTATTGCGCCTGTTCGACGAATATTGAGGGCCTCGAGCTCCGCTTCTCGTACACTATCCAATTCCAGCATGAGAGGGCTACCGCTACTGGGGTCAAGTCCTGTTGCGGCCATGATCGCACTTTGTTTACCTAATAGAGCTGCAACGCGCTTTCTGTACTGTCGTTCCTCGTAAGCAGCGCTCTGTCGAAGCGATTCAGCTTCTTGTTCACGATATTGCGCCTCAGCTCGCGCGGCAGCTTGCTGTGCCTGAGCCTGACGATAAGCCGCGAGCGTTGAAATTGCCGTGCCAATGACACCAACAATGAGCCCTGCGATCATGAAGCCCATGTCATACTCCTACAGGACCGACATAAAGAATATCGTCGCCGATAGATACACAAACATGAGCACCCGCGGCGAGTAAGATTCTCTCCATTGCTTTGTTATCTTTATGCGCTGTCCCCATAAAGATACGCGTACCAACATCACGGGCTATGACAAGGCGCGCTGTGTGCAAACTTGTCGCAATACCGTATCTACGGTATTCCGGATGCACACAAAGGTCTTCGCCATAGAGTGTAGGACCATGTCCCGCTATGACGACAATCGTGAACGATGTGAAGCCAACGATACGTGTATCAACACACGCCACAAGTGTGGGATGTGCGAAGTACCAACCTTCGGGCTGTGCGTATTTATTAGGATGACAGTGTTCAAATAGTTCACGTACTTGCTTTTCATCTTCCCCCAACATCGGACGAAGATCGGTTAGCCTCATTTGATTAACTCAAAACGTACCACATCACGTTTGTCCTGTGTGTATGCCCGCGCAAGCCCATTTTCCCGAGCAAAACCCAGAGTTCTAATCCATCGTAGGTTGCGTGCGTCATCTGCAAGAACGACAGCCTCGACTCTGCGCAAGTTACAACTACGCATAACGTCGCTGAGTGCCGCGCGAACCATTTTGGTCATCCAAATACCAAAATGATCGATCTCTTTTGAGAGAACCATCCACGCGATGCCTACACCAGGCCACAACAATGTGACACCCGCACAACCAAGAACTGTGTCATCAATCATGCCTGTGAAGGCTGGCCCGCCGCGTTCTCGAGCAACCCCAAGCTCTATATCGCAGAGCATCACAAGATCTCGGTCAACAAAATCCAATAGATGCTCAGCCTTAAATGGTATAAGCCGTGGGGTCATCGCCTATCTCGATAAATGATGTTCGGCGCCTGTTGCTCCCCGATAACATTGAGAGAGCGCAACTTTATACTCAACAACAATTGCTGAGCATCAGCATCAAGTCGATTAAACAAGATTGGGAGCATCAAACGTTGCTCATCGTCTGGAAGGGCACGACTAAATGTCTGTAGGCGTAGCTCATTTCCAAAACGCACCTGGAACGCCGCGAGTGCTTGCCGGTCTTGAGCAATACGACTGCTAATAGCTATTTGGCTTTCTCGTGCCCAAGTCCACTCTTGTAGGTTTCGCCACACAAGCCAGGTCTGAAAAAACAGGAGAGCAAAAATGACAGACACAAATGCGTGGCTCCACTTAACGGGAGGAACGTGAAAACGTGAGTCGTTTGTATTGTTCAATCACTCTCCCCCATTTGGCATTTTGTAACCAACCACGTCGACATCAATTGCGTTAGATGTCGCTTTGATAAAGAAGAACTCTTGCGCGACGTTGGGGAGGTTTAGAGCGTAATTGTAATCCCCAACATTGCCGCTTGTCACACCGCGCGTCCAATCTACACCCGTGACCAAACGGAACTTTTCGTTTGAGTACGCCGTCTTATATACGAATAGCGTATATCCAAGAGCATTAGGCGGTACCTGGGTAGAGACAGAGACTGTCTGTTCAGTTGTAGCCGTTGAGGCGTTTACAACGTTGATTATCGTTTGGTAGTAAGCATGCGCGCCTCTCCAGTATGTCTTAACAAGCACAGGCGTTGCGTTGTACCTTACCGCACCAGCATAAGCCCAGTGTGTATAACCACTTGGAAGTGTAGGACCCGTTGGTGGTGCCGTCAAACTAGAGAGTGTGCCAAGCGTAGTGCCATTCCAGATGAAGTAAAAATGAATCCATGATCCTGCAGAAAAAGCCGCAGCCTGGTCACGACCATCCGGCGAACCAGCACTTACAGTGACGTCATTTGTGAGCGTTCCTGTATTCGATTTGACAACCGTAGTATTGTCGCTTACCTTTCTCAGCACCACAAGATCGGCCGAGTAACCAAACTTTGTGTTTGGTGTTACAGCATCGTTTTGACCTACAAGGTTGCGAACACCATAAGCACCGACAGGTGTCGCAGCCGCGGGAGCACCCCACTTTACACCTGCTAACTCACCTGAGTCAGCTGTAAGAACTTGACCATTTGTGCCCACGCCCAGGCGTGCGGGAGTTGAGGCAGCAGTAGCCGCGATGAGATCTCCCTTTGTTGTCAAAAGCGCATCTAGAATAGCCTCAGCGTTCGACGGTACATCAAGATTTGTACGGGCATTTGCTGCTGTGGCCGCAGCGGTGCCACCGTTTGCAATTGATAGAGGAAGCGAGACCGCTCCAGGCACAAAAACAGCCGGATCGATGTTTTCAAGCTCCGTTGTTGTTTTCCAACTGAGAACTTTCCCCACAACCCCATCAGGCAAAATAGGATTTGTGAGAAGCGATTTCTTTGCGAACGCAAGGCTTCGCCTTGAAATCTCGCGCAACTGTTGAACCACCATTGCGACTTTGTTGAGATCCTTCTCAAGTCGTTTTGCCGGAAAGTCCTCGTTAGCTTGATAAACACTCTCTTGCGAGAAGGGTTGCTTTCGCAAGAGACAAATCTTGACCCCTGTAGCAGGCGCAGGTGAAATGAGCACGTAACCACCAACCTCATCGTCCACACCGTATACGGTATAGTCCGTATCGAGAGTGAGTGCTACACCATCTTTCAAAACCTCGATGTGTCCTTTGTTGGTGATGGCAAAAGTGTAAACAAAGTGATCTGTACTAGCATCACCAACATAATCGTTACGCGCAGCGACATCTGAAACTATCATCACGGCCTCCTAGTCATGATCACCCGTAGACAACGTACCGAACAACGCCAGAAGTGTCATCGGGTACGGTTCGATTTGTTCAACTGTAATCCGTCCCTCAGTACCCCACGCTTGGCCCGTAACCTTTCGATCACCAGTGAACAATTCCAAAGCGTCTAGGTCCGACCCAGGATATTGAATAAGTTCACCATTGACACGACCACCAATCGTATTACGAAGACGTGCCCATAGTGTGTCCCAACTACGAGGAAGACCTTCAATAACAGCACCTTCAAAAGCTGGGCGCATTGTGGTAGCTTTACTGTCATAGTGAAGACCAACCTCTACACGACAGTAGTCCGCGTCTAATGTAATCGTTCCAGAGGTCACAGTAAACGTGCCCCTGTATGCACCATCAGCAACAACATCGACAATCTCGCCCTCAAGATGCTCAAGTCCCGTGACCTGGTTTGATGGTTGTGCGTTAATACGCACAACAGCGCAGTCTGTTTGAAGGGAGCGCCAAGAACGACCAAGGTCAAGACTATCTTCAAAGTATTCAATGTATCGTTGCACAGAACTTTGAACTGTGCGTTTTACGATAGCCCACACTTGATCAGGCCCTCCACCAGCTCGCGGTATAATAGCAACAGCCTCGAACAGACCATCAGTTATGATACGGGTAAAACCTATGACTTTTTCGTGCACAAAGAATGTAAGCGCGATGAGTTGACCATCCTCACGTACGAGGTAGACTCGTGGATCAGGGCGCGTCGAATAAGCGATTGATCCAAGTTTAATACCGCGAGCAGATGCGCTTAAAACTGGATCACAGGGACCTGCTGGTGGGGAAGCGTCGCGGAAAAAGTAGTATGGGTCAGCGTACAACTTTCCCGGGATGTCACTAGTAGCGGGTAGAAACTCGTTGAGTTCGTACCAATACTCAAAGTCCGATGTCGCTGCGTTCGGATGCCCAACGAGTCCGAGAGTATCTGGCGCGTCACCAGGGCTTAACGGATTGTCGTGTGTCGCTTTGCTTGCAATGAGCACCCCATTGTCCCAGATGCGAATGCCCACAGTGGGATCTGTTCCCGTGCCATCACTCCATGACACCACAATGGCATGCCAGATATCCATTAAGCTTGTGGTCGCATTGCCGTCAAGCGAATCGGCACCCGTAGTCGGCGGCGACGTTCGCGGCCCAAAATTGACGGCGATTACCGGATCGGTGGTGATGCCATCCTCTGCTGATGCTTGAATGGTGAATTGCGCTAAACCTGCACGAGCATTGTAGAATGCAGTCCGGCCATCGCTTCCACCTGCTGGCCCCGTAAATCGCTGCGCCCATGCGATCGTCCGACGGTGCGGGTCCATGGTCGCTAGCACAGTGGATGGTAGGCCCACGCCGCGCGCGCCATCCACCCCACCTCCATTCATGTTAATGCCCCATGACTGCCATGTGGTGGCCCCAAACGTTCCCGGAACAAACGTATTAATGTCTCCAGGAAGCCGACTGACATATTCAAGAGTCGTAACAGGATCTTCGCCTTGGATCAATGGGCAGCATCCGACGAGAGACGCAGGTGCGAGTGCCCAGTTTATTAGCTTTTTTGGTACGGGTTTCGGTTGCAACGTGTAGGGCACACTATTCTCCTGTTATGTGATCAGCTATGCCTGTAACTTCGATTGCTTTGTAACTATCTTCGGCAAAATCAAAGGCCAATGCGAAGATTTTTCGGCGGCTCCTATCTATAAATAGAAGTCTGTCACTAGTAACTATAGGCTGAATAGGCGCGCTCCCCTCAGAGGAAACTTTCCTAATTGCAGGAACGATATCTCCCCCAAAAGGTTCACCTGTCTTTCCACTGTCTGCCTTGAACTCCGCACCGGCTGTACCAAGAAACAAACCACCATGATCTGCGATCCATTCAACGCGATTCACCCGGCGCGCGGCGATTGTATACTCAATCGCGTTATCAGCTTTTGTACCGATTGCGTAATTATCAAAATCATCAGAAGCAGACATCCAGAAGGTTGTGGGTTGTTTTTTTGTCGATGCTTGGGTAAGACGTCCTTGCGAGAATTCACCTGTCCGAGGGTAACCATTCGCAAGACTCCACGAGATCTCTTCAAGTGTCCACGCACCTGCGGGTGATGCAGCAGGATTTGCGTCCGTTACGGACATTACACTCTGGATGGTTCCCTTGAGTTGTGTAACAGAGTCAAACGTGGTAATCTTCACAAGACCACCATAGATTATCACGTATTTATTAACGTCTACAGAACGAAATGCTGGCTTGTCAGCCACAAGCGTCACTTGTGCACCTACAGGCTCTTTTTTGTCAGGATCAAGCGCCGCTTGTGGTGAGAGACGTAACAACCAACCAGACAATGCGCCAGACGTGAACGCATCTAGAATGTCTGCTCGCACATGGTCATTTGGTGATGCAGTATCCCCAGCACTCGCGCCAAATGCGGTGATGATTGCACGCGCCGCGCCGTGTATAATAATACGACCAACATCACCCTCCAAAAATACGGCAGCAGACGCGGTGAATATCACACCATTGCCGGTCAATGTCGCGGGCGTGATCGTAGCAGCGCCCGACACATCAGTATCAGCCTCAAACGAGGGAGGCGTCTGATAGCTAATTGGGCTTAATGACCAATTAGTGTCTGAGACGCGACTCAGACGTTGCTGTGGGTGGTCAGGATGAAATAGAAAAAGAACATCAGCCGATTGTGTATAATGAATGTTGCGCAGATCGGCCGCAGCGTATGGATTAGTAACCTCAACAGGAACCTCACTTCCCGCATAGGTAAGACGTTGACCATTCTTGTAGAAACGACAGTAACCCACGCCCACCTCGATAACAAAAGCATCATCGACACTAAATTCAAACGGAATCAGGATCGTATCTTGTGAGGAATTTTTTACCTCTGCAACAAAACGAGTACCGGGACGTCTGGTGATTCCACCTTGGCGAAGCAATAGCCAATTCTCAAGAGTTTGGCAACCCTCGAAATAGGCAGCAAGATCAGGACGACCCTCAAGGTTTGGTGAAAGTTCACCTTTAGAGAAGTTCGTGAGGATGCGGCGCGGCTTCGCCATGTCAACGTCCCCACATCAAATCGTCTACTATGAAAGGTGTGACAAGCGACTCTTGGCCGTCCACAGCGAGTGCGAGAGGCAAAAGCACACGCGTTGCTTCTATGAGCAATGCTTGAGAGAGTTTCGCATCTTTCGAGATCGCCGATGCGAGTTTGCTCGCGAGCCATGCGGCGATAGTCTGATAGAAGATAGCATCCCAAAGATTGGGGTCCGTAACATCTTGAACGTAGACAATCTTCACTTCTCCATCGTTTGACAAGAGTTTACGGCCCTCAACCTTGAACATTCTCCACAGATAGGTGAGTTCCACTGTAGAAGTATCAAGATTGATACCGTTGTATTCTTTCATTTTCAACAGATCCGCAGGGAGTGTGTACGAGAAAGTGTACTCAAAAACAGGACCAACAGCATCTTGTGCGAGCTGCACACGCGCCTCAGCGAAGTTCCAGTGGTGAGATCTCAACAAACCTCGACGCAAGGCCGGGTAAAACGTTTGACAATGATTCGCATTTATCGAACCATCATCAATAGCCGTGATACGGGCTGCACCGATCTGGCCAAGTGCGTCATTTAACAAATCAGTCTGACTAGGCATCTTGCGCCTCCAGCAAGGCACGAACTCTATCAATAGCTTCGACAGTTTTCGGACTTGTTACCCACGCCTCAAAGAGTGCTTGATCTATTGCCCCATAGGCTTGTCCACGATATATGCGTTCATAAGTTAAATCTCGTGGGGCTTTCCCATTTGAAAAATGCATCTCTTCAATTACAATGTCTGGTCTGTAGCGCATTATGTGAAGCTCACGATCTAGGTGCTCCCAGACATTGTCAACATAGAGATGGATGAAGCCAGGGGGAATCCAAAAGCCAAGAGCACGAAGAAGGTCGCCACCAAGTGCGCCAAAGGACCAACGGCCCGCGCCGTGCAGTAAATCGTTAGAGCAAGAAACATACCAGCGACCAGCAGTTCTTTCAAGCTCCACATCCCAATTGGGTGTACGGGGAATACCATCATCACAGATGAAGCCGTAAAAAGGCTCACGTGGGAATGTGGCAAAAATCCAACGCAGCACGCCAGCAAACTCCAAATGCTCGCCCGTTGCGGCGACATTCACATTAGGTGGTAAGGTTAGGTTGGGGTAGTCTGTGCGTTTTCCATCAATAACTACCATACCCGGACTTGTCATGTTTGTCATGACACACGCGTCAATTAAGCGTTGTAACCAAACAGGACGTTTTCTCGTAGGAAAAAACCACATTTCTAATAAGAAAGGACGTTCTCCCACACACGATGCAGATGATCATGTGGGGGCAGATCATGAGGTTTGGGGACTCCGTGAAAACACACAATACTTGCATCAACAGGAACACCCTCCTGACAATGAACCTTGTAACTTACGATTTTGCCGGGAACAATGTCCTGCCATAGAGTCACGTGTTGGGGCCACAACATTGTCTTGATCCAGTCTTGATCCCCCTGATATGCACGCATAACATTGACAGAGTCGTCGAGAAAACAAGACCAAACGCGTTGACCAAAACCAGGTGCGATAGACATAATCGCAGAACCGTATCCTGTAGGCACATAGAAGTCGCGAAGGATGGCGAAAGATCCGTTGTATTCTAACAAGAAGTCGGCATTACCAACAATGATGGTGTCGAGATCAAGAAAGACAACACGTTCACCGACAAGCGCCGCGTGTGGTTTGAATAGCACGAGTTTCGCCCACCACCCGGGAAGATTCGTCTCGATAGGAACAGTTTCACACTGGTCAATTCCTTGAGGGTCATCCGTCAAGCAGAGAAATCTCATAGGGATGGTCGTGTAATGTGAGATCATCACTGCGAGACGATTCACATATTCTGGTCCGTACTTTGTGCCTACTTTGATACAGGCAATGATCATACCTTCCTCACACGCACGCGAGGCACCTCAGTTGGTGCCTCACGAACAGGAACGACATTTGCGGGGCCAACAAACTCTCTTACGGGAACTACCCCAGCCTCGTTTGTCAAGACTGTCTCAACTGGCACGACATTTGGAATAACTCCAAGAACGTAACGAACAGGAACAGTACCAAAGGGCGCTAGAACAGAAGTTCCCCACGAATCGCCCCAACTTATGCTCCAACTCCCGCCCCATGGATCAGCCATTTACGGTCCCCAAGGATCAGCACCCGTACCAGAACCAGTGACCACTATTGCATTAACAGCGACCACATCTGCCTTCATGTTACCACCTGTGGTGAGTGCTGCCGGAATGCGCCCGTCCAGAGTAGTTCCAGTATCGACGAGAATGGCGGCAGTGTCGCTTTTGATCGCTACGATGTCCGCCGACACAGACGCTCCGGCAGGCGCTCCCAGCCGAGCGAAACTGTCCCCGGTCTGCGTAGTTCCGATTACCCAATCGGCGAATTTCTTCCCGATACTTCCGGCTGCCGTGAGTGCAGAGGTGAGCGCGTCCCAGATGGCTTGCACGGCGGATGCGGCAAGCGTGACTCCAGCCGTCACGCTTCCTACTGCTCCGGTGACGGATCCCACGCTGCCAGAGAGATTGCCTGTAATGTTACCGACAATATCCATAGTCTGGTTGGGCAAGTTGATGTTTGTCAGCCCAGCCCCTGCCACGCCGATCTCGACGGTATCTGTCTCCACATCGGTCGCGGTCTTGACGCTTGTGCCAGAGAGCCCCACAACAGTTGTTGGAGACCCCACATTCGCCCAGTCCAGTCCTCCTTCGCCGCCTGCACTCACATCGAGTGTGCGGCCAGCCACAGTCGGGCGCAAAGGGGATTGCGCTTCGAGGCTGAACTCGGCCACCACCTCACCGACCACGGACACGCTGTCAACCGTCCCCGTCGTGATGACGAGCGCGTAGTTGCTTCCCGCGGCATAGCCGTTGGCGCTCGTCGCCACCACGCGCACGTTGTTCAGTCCAGTCACGCCGTCAAAGTCAACCGTTAAGGTGATGCCGGCGGTGATCTGCGTGAGCGAATTGCCCACATATGCGGAAATGACCGGCGTGCCCGCAAGTGTGAATGGCGCCCCCGTGGAGAAGCGGCGCGTCGTGAACTTCACATCGAAGGTCGTCTCGAGGGCATAGTCTCTCATTTAAGCTCCCAACCCTCGGGCTTTCCCCACGAGCCCACCGCCTCGACCGGCGAGGGACCAGATACGACCGGCGGCAGCTGGCGTCCAGATCGTCGCCTGCGCGCCCCGCCGCGTCCAGAGATAGGGCGCGTTCACGCCCACCGTCGTCCCCGTCACCGTGCCGTTGCTTCCGTTCCCGCTGTGATCGCGGCAGGTCGCCGCGGCCGATTCCGTCAAGGGCCAGTAGCCCTTGAGGTTGATGACCGTTCCCGCTGCCGTGGCGAAGCGGTGGAATGGGGCGTAGGGGCGGAGGCGAAGAGCGTCGAGTTGGGCGAGACTGAGGGCGTTGTCCCACACGCTGGGATGCTCAATCGGGCCGTTGAAGGTGCGGTCTGCGGCACCTCGGTTGCCGATGAAGCCCTCAAGGGCAGCGTCGCTGCCTTGTGTCCCTGAACCCAGGTTTGTACTGGCGTAACTGACCTCTGCAACAGGAGTCGAGAGGGTCCCTCGGTAGAGTTTCGGTGCATTCGTTCCGACCGTCCCGACCCACGTTCCTGCGACGAACTGCCACACGTTTAAGACGATCGTGTTAGCGACGGCAGTGGCCTGGGCCTCTCCCGTCGCTCCAATGACCAAGAGTATGGACGCCAGGGGGGCCGCATCATTTTTTAGATAGAAGAACCACCCTGCCGTCCTGAACGTCCCCTTGTCCCAGATACGCCCATAATTCCCTTCGCCCCATCCCGTCGGATAGATCCACGCAGCAACGGTGCGCGGGCCGTCCACCCCACCGATATCATCAAGCGCGGCCGGCGAGCCGAGGTTGATGAGGTCGGTGGTGCCGTTGAAGTCCCGGCTCATGGTTTCGTCCGCACGATGAGCGTCTCTCGATCCGCCGCTCCCCCGAATCCCTCGTCATGGTGGCTCAGGTGGGCGCTGATGTAGGAGCCCGAGAGCACCTTGTCCGACCCCACTGCTGTCTCCATCGCGTCCTTGAGCGCGTCACGGATGGCGTCGCGGTCCACCAGACGGTTAAGGCGCACGTCCCCGTAGACGACCCAGGCGCCAAATTCCGCATCGAAGAACCGCCGGAGCGTCTGCGGGAGGTCGAAGACGTCCTTCCCATCAAGGAACGTCGTCGCCTTCGTCAGCGCCACGTCCGCCTGGGCCTGCGTGGCGAAGCGAAGCGAGAGTTTCACGCGGGGCTTCAAATGACAATCTCCATCGTCACGTCCATGAGGCCCATGTCCCCGCCGCCCGTGTCGCTCGCGTGGTCGGCATCCCGTCCGACGAAGAGGACGACATCATCTCCTGCCGCGACGCCATTCAATGCGGTCGCGCTCAGCGCCAGCGATGCGGCAACGCTGATACCGGCCGCTTGGTTGTTGGCAAGGGCAATCGTCACGGTGTCGGGCACCGGGAACACCTTTGCGAGCACATCCTCACCGGGCGTGATGGCCGCCAGGCATGCCTTCAGAACGAAGTTGTTGGTTCCAGACTGGAGGCTGACGTTGTAGACGATGATCTTGAGCGTGCCGCCCGAGACGTAGCTCTCGGGCATGCGGAACGAGGCAAAGAAAATGTGTTCATCGGTCGTCGGGTCGAAGAGCCAGACCAGCCGCGTGACCTTGGGGCCATTCGCGGGCGGCGTGCCCGTCGAAACGACCATGGACCCTTGGGCCGGGTTGTTCCCCGAGCCCGTCCCATCGGCGGGGATCGCCCCCGCCAGGTCGAAGAGGATTGTGCCGGTGGCCATTTTATTTCAATGCCTTAGCAATCAAATTTATCTGTTCTCTCAGGCCCAACAAACGCTGAACTTCACCAGCAGACGCTTCAGCTGCTTTCTGTTTTTGTTCGTTTAATGCCAAAATATCATTCTCAAGACCTTCCTTCAGACTCTCCAACGCCGCAACATCTTGCCGTGCCTGTGAGATCAGTCCGATTACAGGAGTAAGTTTATCCACGACGTGGTTAAAGCCCAAGAAAGCGTCTCGAAGGCCCCTAACTTGATGCAGTACACTCAGAGCTTCTTGCTCGGTCATTTCGCTCATGGGCTTCTCCTATGTTGTCGCATCGTCAGTGATTTCAACCCACGCACCGTAATCCGGGTTTGTAGGCGACATCTTGCGCTGAACACGTACCGCAAGCGTACCATCATTTTTCCGGCACGCGTGTGCGTTGGTCCAGGTTCCATCAGCCACCTTCGCTACTGCCCGAGTTTCACACGCAGCAAATGTCGCAAAGGCCGCCATCTGACACCTCCTTCAGCAGGTGAAGCTACAGACTCCCAAAGAAATCACGAGTCCATCCACTCAAACTTCTCACCTTGATTTTGAAGTCGGGAAGGCGTTGCATCTCGTGTATGAGTTGCTCACGAACGCCTTTATCACTACCAGCAGAGCCCGCGCCGTACTCAAAATCGGCACGTGCCTCAGCCTCGAAAAATCGTCGCGTACGATTTCCAGGGCATCCACAGAGGATTATGAGCGAGGCGCCCATAATGTGGGCAATTTGCATTGCAAAGTAGCCCGAAACAGCAAACAACGGAGTAAGCCCGGTCCACACATGATCGATGAAAGATCGTCGATCGATCGCATGATATTGTGTCTTCTCCGCCGCGTGTGGGTGGAGCCATCGAACAGCTTTCCACGCTCCAAGATTGTCAGTGTGAAGAGAGACCCAGTGATCAAGGCGATCAAGGTACATGCCAATGTCGTTGACGCCGAACACAACCGCATTGGGATATTTTATCAATGCGAAGCGCGCTTCATCAAAGACGCCATCGGCGTTACCACAAACTATAGCGGGACGGTCTTGTAGAGTACCCACAAGGTCTCCGACAAGACCGCCCCCACTATAGCCAGCAGCCTCCCACGTGGACCCGTAGGTGCCCATAGAGGCTGCATTTCTGTTGGTCACATTACGCTCCCGGCACCACCCAGAAGACGCCCTTGAAAATCTTGCCTACGACCGGACTCGCTCCACGGTACTCCGCGAGTACAATCGTGTCTGCCGTGGGCTTGTAGTTCTGACCAGCGAAGGCCAAACCTACGTGTTTGAAGTCACTTCCTAGCGGACTCCCAGCCGCCGTGTAAAGTTCGGTTGCGATCATGTAGCGATCGTCATCACCCGAATCACCAAGCTGGAGAGTGCCGTTCGTACCGGCAGAGGCCCAAACGGCGTTGGCTGAAATCTCCAACCCAACGACCATGCAGTTCGCGGGAAGCACACAGAGATTGACGGTGTCACGCACGCCCGCGCTCGCGCCTCCTGTCTCACCAGAGACCACCGTATGTTGAAAGGGGATTGGGTAGGCACGCCCACCAACATCGCGAGCGTCTCCCAGGTATTTATTCACGTGTAGCTTCGTGTAAAGCGTCGAGTTCCGATTTGTGACTGTCATTGCCTATCCTCCTGGGGCTGTTAGCCCCAGTTAACTATTAGTTTTCCAACGCGTCTACTTGAACGACGCCACCTTCCCAGACACGAACGGCGGCCTGCATCATCACGCTACGGACCTGAATAGAATTGTTCAGATCAGGCCGCTCGTTGATCTTGGTCTGAATGTCACGACCGATCGCGAGACCCGCCGCACTACGGCAGAAAGCGACGCACGATCGTGTTGTGCTCGCCAACGCCAACATGCGCTGGAGCACACTCACAGAAGGGTCCATGACATCTGCGATCTCGATCCAGTTGAAGCCTTCCCAGGCAACGCCATTGATAGTGCCACGATCATGGATCTGGTTCTTGGTGAAGTCGCTCGATGACGCCTGAGTGATGGCGAGAATGTCACGAAGCTGCCCGGGCGAGTAAAGCATGATACGCTCGCCCGCGCCGTTTGGCGCACCGGCCTTGCTGAGCAACTCGTTCGCATTGATGATGCGCGCGAGGTCCATCGCTGTTGCGGCGCCGATCTTACGGGCCGAAGGCAGAGCCTGCGACCCGTAGGTGACAACACCACTACCACTTGTCACGGCAGCGGTTGTTGCAGATCCTGTGAGGGCGTCGATGATGTGCTTATCAGCACGACGTCCAAGGGCATACACGATCGTGTTCGTGTAGCCATTCTGTGGGTTCACCATGCTCCGCAGTGTGTGCTCATCCGACACGAGTACAGCAGCGTCTGAACTCTGTAGGGTGACCGCCCTACGAGAGTGCTCGGGATTGAGGATCTTGGTCTGCCCAAATGGACTGATCACATCGTTGGCAATGACGTTGCCCAGACGCTCGAAGTGGTCGATCGCTGCGTTCACATCTCGATGCACCATACCAGGGTCGATGAGATTCTCTAGGAGAGAACCCCTCTGCTGGTAAGTGAGCAGAAGCTGATCGTGAAACCTGTAAACCCATGCTTGGTCAACTGTTACGGGCATTGTTCGTATCCTCCGCCTTTTCGATCATGTGAAGGCGGTGGGCTGTCCGCACATTGCGGACCCAACCTTGCGCGTACGCCGCGCCTTGCGACAGCAAACAGAGCCGGACCTGCTGTACGGCTTCCCGACTCCTCATTTCCCTCTTCGCACTTCTCGCTCGTACTTTCGCACTACTTCGTAAGGCATACCTACGATACGAGCGATCTCGTCGGTAGAGCGTCCCTCGCGCGCGAGGTTTTTGATAGCCTCGACAATGCGAGGATGCTCAACATCCACGCCTTGATATTCACTCATCTGTGTGCCCCTGTGATCTTGCCCGCATTGACGCTCGCGTAAAAAACGGACTTCGCTTTCTTCTCACTTCCGTACTCTTTCATCATGCTCGCGAGAATTGTCTTACCCTTTTTTGTAAGTGGCATGTCACACCTCCACCTTGGCATCACCATATGCCTTTTTGTACAACCCCTCCACGTACTCAAGGGTGGCCTTATCGCGTTGCCAGTAGAGCTTGTTACGAGGGTTCTGAGGATTGGACATAATGTCTGCAACTTCCTTGCGAACATCCTCACCAGAGAGTGCGCCACCACTAGAACTACCAGCAAGCACACTTGAATCTTGTGCGGCGAAAGGTGCGAGTCGCATGAGTACCGACAGAAAACCAGGATGGTTTCCAAGACCCGTTTCCTCGAAGAACGCAAGTTCTTCGGGCGTTTTGAAGATAGCACTCGTAAGTCGCTTTGCGAGTTCAGCACGTTCCTCGAATTTATCTCCGTGCTCGGTACGAAGAGTCTTCATACCCTCCTCAACAGAAGTTTGGAGAGCGCGCCGCGCACCAAGAAGAGATTCAACGTGAAGTTGCATCAACTCTGGAACAGCCGCTTTCGGAACGCCGTGTTTGTGCAGTACGGTGGCGTAACGTTTTGCCCGATCGTCGTCCCACGCAAGACCATCTGGCAAGTCCGACGGTTTGACCACACCATATTCGTCGGGCGAAGCCGGTGGCGCATCTAGGAGACCTGATTTGTAAAGTGTTGGGAGGTGTGTCTTCCGCCATTCCTGGACCCCTTCGGGGCCATTGACTTTCACAGGAATGCGAGCCCCAACCTCACGATGCGCGTCATAGGCAGTTCGAACGAAGGTTGGAAAATCACGTGCCTCCTTCACAAAAGATGTCTCGCGAAGAGGCAGGGGCTTTCCATCTACTTCGACGGAAAGTGTATCAGGAAGCTGTGCGAGCAATGTTGAGTCAAGAGGCATTTGGCAGCTCCTCTACGAGCACATATTTATGCGGACGCTCGCCTAGGTCAATGTTTTCCAAGATTTCCTGCACGACAGTACGACGCGCATTGAGTACAAGAGCTGTGTTAGGATCAACACCACCGTAGGTGGTAAAATAAATGTTGTCTAGCAAATGTCGAAGCACGCGCTGTCCATCTGGGGTTGAGAACGTCGCGTGGTAAGATTTTGCTAGGTCGGTCTCAATCGTTCGAGACCACTTAGGCCCTAGCCATCTAGCGAGTGTTTTGAGCACCTTGTGCTCCTGACATCATCTTTAACATTGGTGCTGCCTTGCCCGCCGCACCCGCTACTTGTTCCATTTGAGCAAGCATGTTTTCGCGTTCATCTTGTTCCTGTCGCGCGGCGCGTAGTGCGATGATCTCACGATCATTGCGTTGCCACTTCGCGGGCACACCGCGAATGTCGAGGACGCCATCCGCCGCTTTGTCGGGGTCGAGGCGATCCAAGGTCTGGGGAAAAAGTTGCGCTAGCGGTGCGAGATCTGCAATTGCCATTGTGAGCGCCTCAACATCACCAGCGCGCTGTGCCTTGGCAATGGGATTTTGGAAGATCACATCGATCTGTCCGTCCGTTTGATATATCTCATCGGGTGGGGGACTAAAAGCCCCGGCCTGTATCTGGACGTCAAAGGTAATGTCGATTACTCGATGGAGGTACTCCCACTCCAAACGACCATACACGGGACCAAGCAATCTAAACAAGAGTTCAATCTTCTTGGCGAACTCAAAAGCCGTCATCTCACTCTTTTCAACTTGAAGGAGCTGACGGATCGCATCTACGTAGAAAATTTCACGTATGGAACGTCGGAGCTCCTCTTCATTAAGATGCGAAACCTCGGGGCGCGAGCCAGTCTCAAAGGGCATAATCGTATCGCGTATAGGAAGGCCGTGTGTGTTCATGACTGTAGGCCCGCCTGGTGTCAATTTCAACGTTCCGATCACGCTATCGCTTCGAACAAGAACAGGTGGCCTAATCTTCAGGGCCCAGTCCTCGAGCCCCATCTTTTTGGCGGTGTTAAGTGTCCAAGTATCAGGAAAGGCGAGATCGCCCCTTCCTCGACCATATACTTCACCTGGGGTCTTGTGATAACGAGGGACCGCCGCGGGAAAAGTGACATAACCACTTTCGTGAACTACGATCTTTGATTCTAGTTCAATCCAACAAGAGGCCCAAGGCATGCCCTGCGAGCCCGCGCCTTGCTCAGACACGGGTCGAGGGTAGATTGCATGGATAAACGTGTAACGCTTATCCGGTTGTGTTTTGACTGCCTCACGTAACGCCTCAGGCGTACGATCGCGCCACTGATCATATGCAACACGTGCTGTGAGGGAGAACTCTCTGAATGCTGTATCTACAAGACCATCAGGTCCCTCTGCGATCACAAAACGCCCTGTTTTTTCAGCGTGGAAATAAAATCCCCGGAACCCCCGCATGACACGGTTCACGGGTTGGGGCGCTTCCTCAGTCAAGAGAAAGCCTGTTCCAAACCCTCCGTAGTCAATTAGGGATTCTGGGCCCTCAGCGTAGAATAGTGACGCCGAGAGGCGTTTGAGAGTGCGATCGCGACACTCTTCGAGCCATTCTCTGACTTCATCAGAGGTGCCGATCTCGGGGTCACGAAGTGTATATCCAAACCAACGTTGTGAGGGATTGATGATATGACCGGCAATGAACATTGCCATTGTTTCGGCGGCCATCATGGTTGTACTATCGTACACACCTGTTGTCTGTTTGGAGCCAGGAGACCATTGTGTAGTGATACCCACACGTGAAGGGGCAATGAATGGTGCCATTGTTTCCCAACGAGCGTCAAAAGTAGAACGCTCGCTTTTCAGGCGTTGGTAACGCTTCACAATCTCTGGACCATTCACGGCCATGTCAAGAACCCATCGTATCTCGAAGCGCAGGATTCGCTTGGGAGAGAAGCTGCGTACTCAAAATAGTAGAGCGGAAGCCACGTGCAGACTTTCGACGCCGCGCCGCTTCCGCGGCGGCCTCTTGAACTGCACGGTCTTCCTCTTTGGGAGGTGGCGGTGGAGGAGGAGGTGGCGAGGGCATTTTTGGCGAACTAAACAAGCCGGCCATGTATGCCTCCTACGGTTCGCGGGTCGAATTCTGTTTCCACCTTTAACTCGCCACCCTGACCTGCGTAGAATTCAAGGGGGTCAAAGCCACCAACAACACCTGTTCGGAGAGCATCAGCACCGTGAGAATACTCGTCATGGCGAGGTTGAACACGAAACGTTTTTAACGTCTCGTCCCATTCTCGAGCATATCTCTCTAAACAAGTAATGCCCCGAGCGCATTTGATTTCGTCAAAGACGAAACGTGAGAATATCTGGCGTGTGCTATCAATGCCAGCCTGCACAGGGATCTTGCGAGCAACACCCACGCCGCGAAAACCGAGAGAACTAAACAAATCTTCAGCAGACCAACGAGCATCGTGTGGGAGAATCAATCTCCCATACATGTAGGGTTTGTGCTCACGTAGCACACGTGCGTAGTGTTGGGCACCTTTCTGATTATCTTCATGATAGTCAATGAACAGAATTTGCTGCCCTAGGCGTTGGTAGAACCACATAGCAGTTGCGTCTGTGACGCCGATATCCCAACAAGTGCCCACAGGAAGGTTAACAGTGTAAGGCACACGCGTGATGCGATTGTCGAGGCGCGCAAGAGCGACGAGATCACCGTAGATCGTACCGTGGAGGAAGCCCTTGAAGGAACAGTAGTATTCACGTTGGATATTCTCTTCGCGCTGACCCTGTTTGCGAAGCTCCTCGATCTCCTCTCGAGAGATCACAGGGCCACCAGACTCGCCTACTGCGTCACGGCGCGTGTCATCTATTGTGAGGAGTTGCGCGAACCACTCTGGAGACTCTTTTGCATAGTTATAAAGTTTGAAGCCGTGACCTTCGTCTTTAGGTGTGTAAACGAAAGCTGCCCACCCACCGTTCTCCGCGAGAACTGGAGAAAGTGTGTCCCATGCCTCGGAGAGCATGAAAGAGTATTCACTAAAGACGATCCCGATGGGGTTGGGGCCGCGCAAGCGCTCGATTGCCTCAGTGCTATCAGCACCCATGATTTGCCACACAGATCCGTTTATCAAACGGATTTGCATCTCTGTTTCGTTACGACTATGAACGAGTTCAGGCGGGAACATAGAGAGCATCGGAACGGGGCGCTCAATACCGTTAGTATTCTCGTGGACGATATTGTCCCAGAGGTCACGTCGGCCCTGGTTGAGAGAAGGGAAGACGTGGAAATAGACACCCACGCGTTCTAGCATTTCGGTGAGGGTAATGGCAAGCCACGTACGATCCTTACCAGCTCGGCGGTGCCACACACTCACAAAACGTTTACAGCCCGCGCGGCGTGCCACGAGAGGCGCGCGCTGATAGGAACGTAGTCGGAAGTGGTCACGTGTGGTCATTCGTCGTCCGAGAATAACTCATCCTCGATCGCCACCCGACTGAGGGCGAGCGCCTCGACACATTCTTCAGCAGGTGAAGGCCCGACGGGAAGGGCGCCCTGTGTCTCCACCACGCCGACAACAATGCGAATAACACCCGTGCTCGGGTCAACCTCAAGGGCCACACCGGGCGTGCTTCGCAAGCTCTCACGTTCACGGCTATACAGACCGGCGAGAGAGAATATCTGGTCAGCCGCTTGAAGCTGAACAGCATGGTCATCTACATCACGCTTGTCAGTAACTCGCCCCCTGAAACTGAAGAACTTAGTCTCGCGCGCGTGCAGCTTTGATGCTGTGGTCTTTAGTGCCTCGTTCACGAGTTCTCGGGGAACAAGAATGCCCCGGAGCATTTCGTGACGCACCTTCTCAACAGACAAAGCCATAGGGAGATTATCCGGCAAAATCCACCTCAAGGAACCTACCTATTCCAGTTAGGAGGTGACGATCGCGTTTGAGTCCCGTACGACGAGGCCCTCCGGATTTGAGGATTATCCCCCGAATCTTTAGGCACTCAGACTCACGCAGCATCCGGCACGCGGGGTTTCCTTTACCAGTTGCTTCATGATACATTGTGTGCCAGAGTGGTGGGTCAAACTCAGAGGCGCGTCGCGAGAGAATGTGTTCGAGAACAATCTTCGAACAGGGAATGAGCTCCACTGCAACATCTAACGAGTAGAGGGGCTCAAGAGGCACGGACAAGCTCCGCTGCTGCAAGTGGCGATTTGAGAATTACCGCGAGGGCGGCAACAGGAATGCCTGTCACGGTGGCGATCTCCAGGAGCGAAGTTCCGCGCCGCGCAAGTTGCAAAACTTGAAGATGCACGCCCGGCTTCATAGTCATAATGATAGCACAGGGGGCGCGCGCGAGTCAAGAGTTATTTTTGCTTTATACCATGCGTACTTAGGGGGCGCGCCCGCAGGGCGCGGCGCTTGCGCCGACAGAAAGTCTGAAAAGGGAAAAATCCGATTTTCTGCGTGAGGTGGACGGCAATTTTCATGCCAAGTCGAGACAAAAACCCCCTGCCGGGGGTACAATTTATAGTGGCGACAAAAATTGTCATACTAGGGGTTGCGGTTGGCACGCGCCGTGCTGGCACGACATTTGCTGTGCATATGAGCATCCTTTCACAAGCGCGGCGCGCAATTTGCAAATGCAAGGGGCGTGCCAGATCGGTCGGGCGAAATGCCCATGCGCGGTGCCTTCTAAATATTTGGAATCATTGACGTATTTCGCCTAGGGCATAATGCCCGAAATGGGGCTCGGGCAGGATGCCAGGCAAGCAAAAATTGTGCCAGGATCAGCGAGTTGTAAGTATGCGATAACAAAGCATATTTTCCTGCTATACGACTGGCAGGGCGCTTGCAAGTCATCAAGGCGAAAGGGGGGCAGAAAGCCGACGGAATGGGATGGCCGACACCCAAAAGAGATAACCGACCTGGAGAAAGGCTTTGACATGGCGGATCGCAAAGTACTTCAAACTAGCGGGCTGAACGCCACCTTCGAGATTGAGGTAAAGGACCGGGATCAGAAGGTAAAGACCACCTTCGTGTTCTGCAAGGACTCCGGTAGCTTCAAGTCATACGTGGCGGCCCTGTCGGAGAGGGACTCCGAGCTCGTGTACGGGTTGGCCCTGAACATGGCCGACCTGAAGGCGCGGGCCGCAGCGCGCGAGTCCGTAGCCGCGGAGTCCACCTTCATTGTGCGCGACGGGGAGCGTCGCGACATCATGCTCCAGCCTCTCCCCAAACTGATCAGGGCGGTCAATAACGCTTTCGCCCTGGCAGCCGATGAGGATTGCAAACCCCAGGGAGCCTACATCGCGGCCCGCAAGAGGTTGCTGGCCGAGGGCAAGGCGACCGAGAAGAACGGCGAACTTCTCGCTACTGCCTAACTTGTAGTGAACGGCCCATTGCCCTCGGGGGGCGGAAGCCCTCCGGGGGTGGAGGTATGTCTAATGGACGCAGATTTTCGAGCGCGGTGCTCCCATGATGACTGTGGTTGGACATCCGGGTGGGTCTGTGGCTTTCAGGCATACGAATACGTGAAGACATGGCTAGAGGCTGATGAGTGGCATCTCGGACGCCGCTCAAAGTGTTACGGCCCGGTCGTGATCGAGAAGACGAACAATGTGTTCGCCCCAGAGCCAGTGGTAGAGCTAGTGGTAGAGCCATGCTAGTCGAACGCCAAGGTACCTACGAGTGCTTCCTTGCCACAATCGGAGCCCTTGTTGGCGAGTCCCTTGTCAACATGCGCGGGCACGCTGAGTGTCTGATCGAACAGGAGCTTAAGCAACCTTTGTCGTGGGGCGCGCTCACAAAACAGGCGGGGGAAAACGAGACGCTCCAACAAGTGTGGTGGCGGGTCGCAAAGACACTTCTCACGAGATACAATTTGCCCCTCACGCTCGCTTCTGTACCAGCCGGGGCTCCGGATAACCCGACCGAACTTCCCCCACAGGGAAAAGGTACAGTCCTAGTATCAAAACGTGGGACGGCCAACCACATCATGCCATTCGAGGATGGCTACGTGTGGGACCCTTGCGATCCTCACACGGGCGTGTCCCTAGAAAGGTGGCTCCGCGATAACCCTGGATGGGGAGTGCTTACAATCACTCTTATAGAAGATTCAAAGTCTACAGGAGCCCACAATGACTGACACGAAGCGAGAGTTCATCACCCGTTCTACAGGTGAAGAGGCTTGTTCCCTGTGCGAGCGCACCATTCCCGAAGGGGTGGTGATGCTGCACATGTTCAATCTTGACAAGGCAGCAGAATTGAACCTGTGCGTGTTCTGCATCGAACAGACAATGCGACGCATGAACAGATTTCTGATGCGGCCGCCTTCGGCGGTCGTGTAAGGCCGGTGGGTCAAGTGAAAAAGTGAGTGTACCTACCTCGCGCCGGGCGGGGGGCAGGGCCCCCAGGGATGTACACTCACTTTTTTACCCGTCTACTTGCTTCCTTTATATTT